GCAGCACGCAGAGGGTATAGAATTTAATATTGTATTGTCGTATCAATAAGTAAAACTGACTGATAGTTGTATGAAGATTATAGCAAAATAATGAGTGGAATAAATAAGGCCATAGAATATGTTGGCAAGGTTGATAGATTAGGAGACGACAAAAGGCCATATGATTTCATAACCAAGCTGTATAGATCTAACGATAGTGTACACAATAGGATCAGTGCTATAAGTAAAGAGTTAGAATCTCTTGGAGATAAGAGACTTGCACCTGAACACTCTTGTCAAATTTACCTTGAGCTACGAAATCTTAGACATGATAACTGGTGTTCATATATAACTAACAATAGTGCAATTCGTGGTTTTAAAGCTATTGACACAGAATTTGGTGCATTTGTAAAAGAAGTACTTAAAATTAATGATGAAGTTCCAAATGATATATGTAAGCTCACACCTGATATACTTACATTATCAAATGATGAGAGAACAGTGTATATAGGTGACGTTTCAGTATCTGATGCAGCTGCAGCAGCAAGAGCTAGGAAGCATGAGAAATATGCACCTCTAGTTGATTACATCAAAAGTAAGAACATTGATGTGATACCAGTAAGCTTCATAATTAAACCAAACTGTAGTAATCTTAATTCAGAGGTTGAAGCACTTAGGCAGCGTGGGCTAATAGACATACGTGATGGCAGTTTAACTGTTTATTCTGAATATGCAAATGCATGCAATGAGCTAATGAACCTGGCATTAGAATTCAGTGATGATAGGAAGTGCACCCAAGACATGATTGACATCTCGGATAGGCGAAGCTACGATACCCCAATACTCCCAGAGGTTCCAATAGAATTGAGTTCTATAATCAAAGAATTGACATACAATCCTAAAAGATCAGAACTTGAACTGATGGAAATGATTAAGAAAGAAACTGATGACAAAATGATGGATGGTTACTTTTCTAGAAACATTGAAGATAGTATATACGAAATTGATGAGCTTATAAGCAAAAGTGGTCTTAACAACCATATAAGTCCCAAAAGTACACTTAAAGTAGTTGATAATTCACATACAAATGTCAATAAGACTGATCTTGATCTGCTTGAAGATTATCTCAGTGACATCTTCCTAGGTGATGACTCAAATGAAAGAGACCTTTTAATGCATCTATTACCTAATTCAAAGCAAATCTCGCTTATGAAGAGAGGTGCAAGTAAGAAGTATGCTAGTAAAGATTATAAGTATGATAATGAAATGAAGGAATTTAAGGTCTATGGCAAATATCAGTATAAGATGTCATCTGACCTTCACTCACCACTAGTGGAAAATTATAAGGCTCAAATAATAAAGGGAAAGAAAGAAAAGAATGGGAAGAAGGCACCTCTGTGTATAAATCTATCTGATATAGAGAGTTTCCATAGTTTTATAAACCATTCCATAAATTACTATGGGTCACTTTCTAATAAGCCACCAGTTTTAGATGACACATGGGAAGCTGCGACTAAATTTGAGCATGACACCACCACACATGAAAGGGAAGCTTACAGATATGCATGTAGCACTAATGGTGCTCAATTGTGCAACTCTATGGCACTACTATATGACAGATTAACTCACTTGAGCACATCGCTAAGCACCAAAGACAATATATTCATTCCGCCTAATGGGTCATTCATAGCAATAATACCACACAACCATGCCCCTGTAACATCTAAGAATGTTGATGTCCCTTTTATATTCATAACTAGATGTAATAAGGCTGAGAACTTATCACATATTGAGTCAGAATATAGTTTCAATGGGAATAACTATACCTATTTTGTGTCAAAATTATGTCGTATGAATATAGACAAGATACAAAATTGGTCAAATGCTGCTTACAAGCTAATAGCAACAAGCACGTATTTATTGACCAAGTGTAGTTCAATGAGTTACAGAAAGGAAAAGGTTATTGGCACTCTAACTTATTTTATACTAGATGTTCATCAGAAGACATCTGAATATCTTGATTTATTTAAGTATATCTCATTCATGCCATTTGCAGATATTAGTCGCCTACCTGCACTGATCAAAGACAAGCTCGACCTATTGATGAAAACAAGGCTAGATGCATGGATGTTATTCCAGCTCAAGAGGTTCATTAAGGAGTTAGGTGACACTGAAAAGTTAGATGCAGTGAAACCAATGCTCAAGACATTCAATAGTGGTGTTGTTTCCAGTTCTTTAGGAATTAGAATGAGTTTGCCTAGCTTCTGTGACCCAAGTGTAAGGCATAAGATGCCAGAGGAATTCATTGAGGAAATAAGTGTAATGAATACTGTGAGGCCTAAGCATTTATATGGATCACAATTTATGGATAAGTCTATTACCCAGACATGTGAGTGGAACCTGGAGTATGAAAAAGAAGTTGAAAAGCATGGTGATTGGGCTGTAGGCGGATGTGGTGAAGGAGTTTTCCCTTTTGATGCTAAGTTTTGCTATAGTTCAGATGCAATCTATTATGCAGAGAAGGCACTGCAGAATAAATATACTATATCAAAAGGTCGTGTTATGCAAGACTTAGGCAGCAGTGTTTACAGTGGGTTTTTACACAAAAACTGCTCACTACGTGGCTGTACTAAAGACAAATCAGACAGAAGTAACTCTAATGATATACATACAACTTCACTTGAAGCATGCCTAAATAGATATAAAGAATCAGACTATGTAGACAGTGAGTGCACTGTAATCAGTATTGGGATAAAACATCTTATCGATAATGAAACTCAGCAATATTCAATGTCAGAGAAGGACCAACGCGGTGGTGGCCGACCAATTGCCACACCAACCATAGGCACTAAAGCTGCTCTTATGCTTATTGAAAAACCTGAAATGTCAAAAGGCAAACAGATGCCAAATAATATAATAGTACCAGGGAAGAATAAATTGAGGGAGCAATGTGAGACATATAAAGAGGCAATATCAAGAGGGACTGGTAAGGGGTTCAAAATGGTCTTCCAACTCACTGAAGACCAGACTAAGTATTCAGAGAATGACAATCATAGAAAGTATTTGACTTATATTAAGTGCAATAGTTCATTGGACCCAAGTATCAAAGCATTACAATACCATGTAATTAATGGATTAACCAATAGGGAGCACCTGATTAAGAGATTGCCAAAAAGTGTACTTGAAAATGAGGAGCTTCGTAAGTACATCGTTAGAGATAATACTAGTCTAGGTGTTAAGGCTATAATTGGATGGCCACAGGGAATGCTAAACTTCATATCTACTAATATCCATTGTGCTGCTGATGTTTGGATAACTGAAGCCTATAACACCATGTACCCAATGCACAGAGTATACACTAAGGGTCTTGTACATTCGGATGATTCATGGGTAGTTGTCTGTTGCAATAGTGTCAAAGATTTTGAACGGTTTTCGATATTCAGAATGTTGGCAAAGAAAATGTTCTGCCTCAAGTTGAATGAAAAGAAGCTTTGGGGTAGTAAATACTTAGGCGAGTTAGTCTCAAACTATAATCTAAATGGGAATGTCCACTTATCTGTAGGGAAGACATTGGCAAATAGTTTTAATAATTTATGCTTCCAGAATTGGCCTATTGATGTCCATAACCAGATCTCATCATTGCAACAATGTTATAGGAATGGTGCCACATTAGGAGTCATCATTATGTTACACACACTATTAAAACAACAGATAATAAAGACATATAATGTAAAGGGATTACAGTTAGATCATTTGACTGACTTGCCAATAGAACTAGGTGGGTTTCCAGGTAATTCTGCATTTCAGTTAGCAGTGACTGGCGTCTCATGTCATTATAAGCACTTGTTGGATAAGTGTAGAACACAAGATAGTTTTACATACAAAGTGATAAGCCACTGTCTTAGATGGTCAATTGAGAAGGCAAGAGATGAGAACAGATTAGCAAGTGATAGGATATCTATTGTAGGAACCATCTTAGAGACAGGTAATAATACTAGGGATAAATACTACGAGATGGTTCTTAAAGATAAGGAGACACTAAGTTGGGATGATGATGACTTTGAGGACCTGAGCTTACCAGATCGAGGTAATGTGTTTTCAGCAATACATCACATATTACCAAAATCTAAGAAATTGTCTATGACACTCAAGGCTATTAAAGAGCTTAAGGCAAAGTTCCCATCCAATGGATTAGAAAAGATTGTAACTAGAGTGGATGATCTTAAAGAAAGCTTAGGACATTTATGTGCACTTGCTTCTGGCATGATATATGAACTTGCAGCTGACAGGTACTCTAATAGTCAAAGACGTATGGCAATTAGCCAGTCTATGCAGTCAAGCGGGAAAGTGGTTAGAATATATAAGTTATGCCCCATGACATTTAATGAATTACTACAATTTATAAGCTTAAGTACAGACTCTTCCAGAATAGATATCAGTGTAATAGAGAACGCCTTTTCTGATAATGATGACTTAGTTGGTTTGTCATATGATGTTGTCCATCATTCTTGCCATGAGATTAGTGATAGTGACAAGCGCAAAGTGATAACAAAAATGCCCTTTGTTGAAAACAAATTCAGAACTATTGGTAAGTTGCAGGATGTGTTACTATACACAATAGATCAGCATCTTAAGACTAACTACTTGGCAACACACAGTAAACCAAATGTATCTTATGATACATTAAAACAAGACATGAAAAGCATACGTGAAAACTTTAGATGTTATTTTGTATTTTATCCTGTGAGAGAAGCATGTAGCTTGATAGCACAACAGTACTACAGCTCTATCAAATCACGACTATGGACACAGCCACATTTGCGATGTGACAACATGCTAAACTTCCTTGCAGACCTTTATGGTAAAACAGCTAATGTTGATCATAATTACAAGATGTATATAACCACGTCTACACATTGCGGGAAAAGTAGAGATAAAGATAAGGTCAGAACTATCTATTTCACAGAAGTATTAAATAGGTTATATGAGGGCAAGTTTAAAATGTTAGAGCTTGGCGGTGCATCAGTGGATGATGTACTTAGAACTATCAATGTTACTAGATTAGGAGAGGATGAGATGCTTAAATATGCAGTTTTGATGTACACTAGATTCAATAATACTGATATCCTTGAAAGATTGCGACAGTCACAGCATTACACACAAAGATATATTAAGGCACAAGAGCGTTATGGTGGGGCATATGTAGGCCCATTTGAGGCTATTTGTAAAATGAATAATGTTGTAGTCAAAATAATTGGAAAGCCAGGAAATCTTGAATTAGTGTCAAACTGTAATGACGTGATGGGAATAATGACAATTATGAGAAAGTTTGTGCTTAACAACTTCCATTCACATAGGTATGAGAGTCCAGGGTGCTGGGGTGATAAGCATTTCTGGAGATCTGAGAAAGACTGGTCAGAGTATTATCTAAATTATCACAGTCGAGTTAGCACCACAATTGCATCACATAGAGGTCCAATAGCCTTACCTATCAAAATTGATAGTGATTTATCATATGGGTCAGCCCCAACACTCCCAGTCATATCAGGGTTTACAGTTGATGAATATCTAAGAAGAGTGTCTTATGTGTGCAAAGGTGAAAGCACAACATTTACATCTATAAGGCAGAACTTTGGATTGCCCCTTAAGGATGAAGTAGTACTTGAGCCTGAGTTGCTTGAAGGGTTCAACTGTCGAGAATTGTATGCAACAGGAGCTGTTGAGAACCTAGTAACTAGAAGCATGCACTCTGTGAGCATAGATGTTCTAAGGCGGTTACTAGCAGGAACAGATACTGGAATAACATGCCTCCCTGTCTGTGAAATGCTGTTACATATGATAAATAAACATTTCAGGACTGGATCCAGATATGAACAAGAGTTGAGAGAGGAGGCAACAGTAGTTGTAGACATGGAAATACAGGGATGTGATATAGCACAGCTTCAAAGGATTGAAGAAATGACTACACCAGAAAATCTAGAAAGCATAGCCATGGAGTACGTCGGAATAGAAGAGCACAGATCAGGCCCACTTTACAAGATGGCTGACATTCGTAAAGCATTATGTAAGTCATTGACTGGCAAAGTCACAGACTTTAAGATAGACAGCTTCATATACCACCTTATAAGGTCTCGTATTGGGCATGACTTCTTCATGTACATGAGGAAATCAATTGATGATGGTTCTATGACTATAGAGGACATAAGTGCATATCTGTCTGATGAAAAATCAAAACCATGCTCTCTTCAAACATACTGTTTCATAATGGCAAGTGATTTGAATATGGCTAAACTTTGGGATGATATAGACCTAGAACGTTACAGAGAGAAAAGGTACACTATCGATAGTAGTGAACTAATGTGCTTGATGATAGCTGAGGTTGAGAATATTATCAAAGATATATGGTGTATAGAGCGAGAAGAGGAGCCTACAATATTGGATGTTGTATAAAGTGGAGATAATATGTATATTAATAAAGTCGTATTTTAATTAATTAATGTAACATTGAACCCCTC